CATGACCTATGGCGAAGTCGTCCGCGCCCTGAAACGGGCCATCAGCCAGGAGGCCGAGCGCAGCGGCCGGACCTTTGGCATGGTCACGGAATCATGGATTGAACAAGCGGCTGACGACGCCCGCTATGCCCGGTTGGGCCGGGCCTGCGAATCCAACGGCCTCGGATGGTTCGATGAGGACGGGGCCATGCGCTTCCAGGCGCCGGCCGAGCTGATCGAGCGCACCGCCTACCAGCGCGGATGGGACGACCGGGAGAGCGATATCCTGGAGCGCGCCGAGCGCATCCTGCCGCCGGGGAGCGTCCCGTGATCCCGGATTGGTGCGACGAGGTTCATGGGGTGAACGACGCCCGCAAATGGGGCGCGGCCGACACCAGCGGAACGCAGCGCGTGGTGGTCGTGGCCAACGGCCTGTGGGTCACGATCAACAAGACCGAGGGCAACGGCTTCCCGGCCGCCATGAGCCCCGAGCAGGCCCGCTATCTGGCCCGCCAGATTTACCGTTGCGCCCGGCTGGTCGAGCAGCGCCGCACAGCCGCCGAGCGGCCAGCATGACAGGAGGCGACGTTGTGGCTCTACATCCCGCACCAGGACTTGGCCCCGACGACCTCGCCGCCGCCTCCCTCTGCACCGGAGCGGGGGCGCTCGACTTGGCCCTTGAACTTGCAATTCCGGCGGTTCGTCCGGTCCTGTACGTGGAGAGGGAAGCCTTCGCCGCCGCGCTTGTGGTCGAAGCGATTGAGGCGGGTTATCTGGCTGAGGCGCCTCTATGGGCAAATCTGCGCACCCTCCGAGGCCGACGCTTCCGTGGATGCCTGGACCTCATCTTTGGCGGCATCCCGTGCCAGCCGCACAGCGAGGCCGGTCCCGCCTTGGGCGCCGCTGACGAGCGCGACCTGTGGCCCCCCACCCGCCGGCTTCTCGTCCAGTCCGGCGCTTGGGCCATCTTCATCGAGAACGTCGGCGGGATGCTCCACACCGGCGGCGCCCATCGCATTCACCGAGGATTACGCCGCCTGGGTTTTGCGGTTGCGGGAGGACTTTTCACAGCGGCAGAGGTTGGTGGAAGCCACGAACGCGAGCGCCTGTTCATCCTTGGCGTCAACGATGCTCTGGCCGACCCCGACCGAGCGGGATCACCGCAGCGTCTACGCTTCGGCCGTGACCCACGACCGCAACCGGCGGCCCCTGAGCGAGGCGGCCGGGCGATGGGCGACTCCGACCGTGGCCGACGTGGAGGGCGGCCGATTGTCGCGCTCCGGGAGCCGGAACAACGAGCTTTTGATCCGTGGACAGGCCCTGGCCCTGCATTCCCGCCAGGACCCGACGACGACGGAGGATGGGCCAGAACCCTCGCGGTCTGGCCTCACCTTGAACCCGTTGTTTGTGGAAAGCCTTATGAACTGGCCACCCGGCTGGACCGCGCTCGCCAATGGGCGACCGCCGCACGGGCCAACCGCCTGGACCGGCTGCGCCTCCTCGGCGGCGGCGTTGTCCCGCTGGAGGCGGCTTTCGCGTTCCGCACTCTTGCAGTTGACCTTGCCCGCACCTCGTCCGGTGCAGCTCGACTTGTTCGGATGATGGCGCAGGCCCGCCACATTCCGGCCATGACCGCAGATTGAACTTTCATGGTGACAACTGTGCGAAGTCAACTTAACAATTGTCGGGTTCCATACTTGGTCCGCTTAGGGAAAGGGCGGGCTGGGTTGATAACAAGGCTCAATCGGGGCTCCCTTAACCGTCTGGTCAGGCTGCAATCCTGCAATCTGTTCATTCCGGTACTGGCGTCCCCGTGCGCAGGGGGGACTTGACTATGCGCGTCGATCTGCCGCCAGCGCCGCCGGGAATCGCCGCGCTGCCTTTGGATAACCGTGGTTTTCCAATACCTTGGTTCGTCCATGTTGATGAAAACGGCCCGGATTTCCGTATCTTAGGCGCCGGAAAGATGGGCGCCGCTGTACGCAAACAACTCTGTTGGATATGCGGGCGACATCTTGGGCGGCTGAAATCTTTTGTCATCGGCCCGATGTGTTCGGTGAACCGGATCAGCGCCGAACCGCCCTCCCATCCACAATGTGCGGTATATGCCGCCCAGGCCTGCCCGTTCCTCTCGCACCCGATGGCCAAGCGCCCGGATCGTCCGACGACGGTCGCCGTGAAGCAGCCGGCCGGGATCATGCTGGAGCACAATCCGGGGGTGACGCTGGTTTGGGGCACCCTGTCCTATCGGACTATCCAGGCGAACGGCGGGGTGTTGTTCCAGCTCGGCGCGCCCGAGCGCACCCAATGGTTCGCCCACGGCCGGGAAGCGACCGCCGACGAGGTTCTGGCCGGGTTCGCCCTTGGCCTTCCCAGACTTCGCGCCATTGCCGAGGCCGAGGGGCCTGAGGCCGTGGCCGAACTCGCGCAAGCCCTATCGCGGGCGATGCACCTCCTACCCAAAGCAGCCTGAGCAACGCGGGGACGCTCCAATGTCAGCAGCTAGAGCCGAGGACCACACCGCTTTCTGGAACAAGGTCGATCAGCGCGACCGAGAGGCAGCGGCCAAGGCCGCCGAGGAAAAGAACCGGCAGAGCAAGGCGCGATGGGCCAAGCCCCTGCCCAAACAGCACGCCAACTTCATCCCGGCGCAGAACTGGCTTTCCTACAACTGGATCGACAAGGACCCGGAACTGGACTTCGTCAAATTCGCCATCGAGGAGTCCGGCTGGACCCTGGAGCAGATCGAGGCCGAGACCGAGAAGTACGGGCACCGGGTCAGCCGCTACACCCTGATCGCTTGGTACTTCGGCGAGACCAAGCGGCCGATGAATTCCACCATGAACACCGTCATGGCCGTCCTCGGTTGGGAACGGCCCTGGCAGCGCAAAGCCTGAAACCTGGAGATCGAGCCTTGAGCAAGCCCGCCCCACAACCCGCCACTCTTGATCCGGTCGCCCTGGCCCGCGTGCTGGTCATGCCCGGCCTCAACGAGCTGATCGACGCCTTCGCCCGCATCCCGCCCGGCCCGCTTCGGGAGAGCGTGATCGCCCACGCCAAGGTCATCGCCGATCAGTACAGCAACGCGCCGCCCGAATACGCCGCGCCCGATCCGCTGCTGGCCGCCGCCCGCGCACCCGAGCCGGCGCAGATCGAGAGCCGGGCGCCCAGGGCCTCCAAGGTCACGGACGGCCCGGAAGTCGAGGTGATCAAGCGCCGCAAGAAGGGCCAGCACCCGCAGCAGATCACCGCCGAGACCGGCATCCCCCGCACCCACGTCGCCGACATCATCCGCGAGGCGAAGGCCGCCGGGGTGAAATTCCCCAGCATCCGCGCGGCCAAGGGCAAGCCGATGGAGACCAAGGTCTGGCACACCAGCCTGGACACCATGACCGGCCAGGGTATCGCCAATTTCACGGCAGCGGCGCACAAGCGCGGCCTGACCCCGGAACAGTATCTCGCCCGCAAGCTGCTGGCTGTGCAGTTGGCCATCAACGGCAACGGCTACCCGGCGATCATGGCCGCGACCAAGATGGACATGAAGACCATCAGCCTGTGGCTGAGCAACGCCCGCGCCGCTGGCTTCGACGTGCCCTATGCCGCGCGGCCCGAGGAGGACCAGGAGCCCGAGGACGCCGAGTTTGAGGCCCAAGGCCCGGAAGGCGCGCCCGAGCCCGTCCAGGCCACGCCTGAGGCCGATTCTGAGGACGCCAATGTGATCCGCCCCGCCCGGTTCTTCGGCCCGCTCGGCGCCATCAAGCGAGCCAGCCACCGGAGCGCCATCGAGAAGGCCGCCAGCAAGCGCGGCCTGACCGCCGAGGCTTACCTTGACCTACAGGAGAGCGTGGTCCGCCAACGGCTGGCCGGCGTATCGCCGACCGCGATCATGGCCAACACCGGCGAAGGCCCGATCTTCGTCAAGGACACGATCCAGGAAGGCAAGAAGCGCGGCGCCGACTATCCGCCCTGCCCGAAGGGCTGGGGCGTCAAGGCCGCCATCGCCGCCAGCTAGGGGGATGATCATGAAGCTCGACGCAGATCAGGAGTCCGAACTCGCCCGCTCGCTGGCGCTGGCCTTGGTCAACGTCGGCTTCCTGAGGGGGTATCACGCAGGGGTGGCCGACGCCTGGAGCCAGTCCCTTGCCGGGTTCGCCAAGGGCCAGCCGCCGGGGGAGACAACGAGAGCGGCTGGCCCGTTTTTCCATGAGGAGGAGATCGCGGTCCACGACCTCCTGTCTCAATTCAACGAGGCCGCACGGCGCCTGGAGGCGCGGTTGCCGGACTCAATCGGACACCTGGAGGCGCAGCAGATCGACGCCGGCTCGCTCCGGGACCTACAGCGCGAACTGCGCGCGTGGTTGCGACGAGGCGTCCATTAAGACGACGAGGAGCGGGGTGAACTTGGCGACGGGGAAAGCAAGTGAGGTATGGCCGTGAACACAGTCCTATTGCATCAGGACGACGAGGAAGTGACCGTCAAGGAAATCTGCCGCGTCCTTAAGATCAGTCGCACGAAGTTTTTCGCCTTGGTCAAGGAGGAGGCGCTTGTCACTCACCTGACCATCACCGGCCGCCGGGCGATGTGGAAACAGGACTTGCTGGCGGCCCGCGAACAGGCGCGCCAGCGCGTCAAGAAGGCTCGTTAAGCGGCCTTGGGGAGAGCGTTGACCTTGGCGACTTCCGCCTCCAGGTACTTGACCCAGGCCGTCAACACCGTGCAGCGGGCCTTGATGTTGATCCCGCGCTGATAGGCTCGCTGCGCGCGATCCCCGACGACGTGAGCCAAACACCCCTCCAGGATTTGCTCAGGGTACAGAGGCAGGCCGGTGTCCTCATTGGTCTGTTCCTCGGCCCAGGTGCGGAAGGCCGAGCGGAACCCGTGGATCGACGCCTGTCGCTCGCTCCCATCCTCGCGCACGATCAGGCCGTCGTCGGCCCGGCGCAGGCGGTCGAGCATCTGGCCGCGATTGATCAGGCCGCCCAGCGCTGAGGGGAACACCAGCCCGGTTTTCGGCCAGTCGCCTTCCGGCGCCACCCGCTTGAGGATATCCAGGTGACGCTGGGTCAAGGGAACGATGTGCGGCCCGACCGTGCTGACCTTCATTTTCCAGGGCGGGATCGTCCACAGCTTGGCCTCGAAATCGAATTCCGACCAATCGGCCTCGATCGAGTTGCTGACCCGCACCGCCGACAGCAGGGTCCATTCGAGGCAGAAATCATCGAACCGCGCCCGCGCCAGATTCAGCCCCTCGCCCGCGTTGCGGTTGACGTAGTTGACCATCTCCTGATGGCGGCGGATCACGGCCAGGGTCGCGCCGATCTGGTCGTAGGGGATGGCCGCCTGACCGACCACGCGGGCCGGCTTGAGGTTCAGGTCGAACCGGTACTGATCGCGGAAGTCGGCCGGGTTTTCCGCCGTGATCGGCAGATGGCCCTGGCGGGGCGAGCGGCACCAATCGAAGAAGCGCTTGAGCTGTTGCTGCACCTTCTCAGCCTGGAACCCGGAGGGCGCCCGCTTCTGGATCGCCTCGATACAGGCGATCACGTCCTGGCGCGTCACGTCGGCCGGCGCCTTGCCGCCGAGGCCGGCGGTCTGGTCGGGGCGCAGCCGGGCGGTCCAGGCCTTGCGATAGGCCTCGGTCTTGCGCGGGTTCATCTTGTTGTCCTTCGGCCCGATGACGAACACCGCCTCCTTGGCCAACTCGTAGACCGTGCGCCGCTCGATCTTGTTGACCGTCGCCGCCAGCGCCCGCCGCAGCTCGTCCTTGTTGGCCTTGGGGTCGATACCCTTGTCCAGCAGCGCCTCATACTCGCCGCGCTTGGCGCGCGCCGCCTCCAGATCGACCTTGAAGGCCGAGCCGAGGGCGATCTCCTTGCCGGCGCCGCCGAAGTTGTAGCGGTACATCCACGACCGCTGTTTGCCGGCGCCGACGACGAGGTACAGGCCGGCGCCGTCATGCACCTTGCCAGTGGACCGGACTCCCTCTTTCGTTTCGATCTTGGGGGTGTCGCCGAGCAGGGATTTGAAGGTCTTGTGATGGATAGGCATGGGAAATTTTCCCCCTGAATTTTCCCCCTAAATGGGGGGTGCTTGAAACCTCCTTGACGTTGAACGACTTACGGCCACGCCACAAGATGTCATTGAAAACGTTGAACTGTTGCGACCCGCGATGAACCGTCTTGAACCCAAAATTCGCAGGTGGGAGAATGACGGGGACGTTGATTTTACTGGGGTTTTTGCCTGCTGTGGCAATTTTCCCACTGCTTTCCCCCAAATTCTCCCTGGGGTTCAATCTGTGGCTTAGCAGTATGTGATCGCCCCCTCGGCGACCCCGTTTCGGCCCGGTGCGATCCGTCCCGGCGCGAATCGCGACCCCTTGAACCGCTCAGCTCGATCCCTATTTTAGACCGGCTCAGGTCCAGCCGGCAGACAGCCCCCCCGACAGCCCCCGGCTGGACCGTTCCCTCCCCGCCAGGTCGAAAGCCACAAAAACGCGAACCCGGATTCCGGGCCGTACAGCGGCTTTCAGTGTCGAAGGCGCTTGGGTAGCGGGCGGGTCGCCCGTCGCCGTCCTGAACGGCTTCCTGAGCCGCTACTGGCCGTTGCCGGACCTGGAGCCGGCATAGGCCCCGACGACCGGCGAAACGCTTGGGTACGTCGTCGGCTGGTATTTCACCGAGTCCAGGATCGAGCGGAACTCAGGATCATCCGAGGGCAGGCTGAGCAGGCGACCCAGCTCGTTGCGGTAGGCTTCGCTCTCGCCCGCCGTTTTCAGGTAAGCCGGCAGCTTCTTGAGGATCACGCCGGCCGCCTGGATCGGATGCCCGGTCAGCAGCTTGCCGCCTGCGTTCATAGCGTCGCTCATCAGCGGGGCGCCGGCGTTGTCCACCTCGCCCGAAGCTTCCGCCAACGACATGGTCGGCGAGCCGCTAAACGGCGCCATGCGACTGCCCGAGGCCGCGAGCTGCGCCCGCCGCTCCATCTGGTCGATGAAGTCCTGCCCCGGCCCGTCGCCGAACGCCATCTTGATCTTCTGCCCTACCCCCGGCGCGGCGAACTTGCCACCGCGAAGCTGGCCGCGTCCCCACAGGTCCATGACCTCATTGGCCAGTTGCGCCTGTCCGGCCAGTTGTTCGCCGCCGGGCTTGAGCCCCTGCCACGCCTTGGCGAAGTCGCGCACCGAGCCGGTGGTCAGCTTGCCCTTGAGCGCGTTCTGCGCCGACTGGAGTCCCAGGTAGTCACTGGAGGTATCGAGCGCCTGCCTCAGGCCGGGCACGGCGCCGCCTGCGCTCCCCGGATCGCCGGCCAGGGCCTTGGTGAAATCCTGCGCCCAGGCCGCCGGCTCCTCGTTGGCCACGCCCACCGGCCCGGTGGTGACGGGGCGCCCGTTCTCCCACGTCACCATCTTGTTCGCCCGCCGCCGGATGCGGTCCAGGCTCTCGCCGGTCAGGTTGAGCTGATAGGCCGGCTCCATATCCGGCAGGCCCGGCCCGTTGCCATAGTCGTCCTCGGTCGGCGCCGGCGGCTCGAAAGCCCCGCGCGCCGCGCCTTCCTCATGCGCGTTGAGGGCGTCAAACCGGCCTTGCGCCGCCTGATCGACTGGCCGGGCGTAGAGCTTGCGATACCCGGTCGCGTCCAGGGCCAGGGCCTTGCGGAAGGCCTCCGGGGTCGGCGGTTCCGGCAGATCGGGGAAATAGCCGGCGTCGTGCGCCATTTCGGCCAGCCGGTCGTCCGAGAACCCGGAGTCCTTGGCCGCAAGGCTGAATCCCGGCCGGCGCCATTGGGCGACCTCTTCCGGGGCGATGTCCTGGCCGGCGTTGCTCATGCCGCCCTGGCGCGACAGCCATTGGGTCAGGCTGAGGCCCTGGCTCGGCGGCTTGGCTGGACCCCGAGGCGCCGCAGGCGGCGGCGGGGCCGCGCCCTCATAACCGCCCGGCGGGACCTGGACTCCCTCTTGGGGTACTTCGACGTTGCCATAGCCGAGGGCTTCGGCCGGACGGCCGATGTTCAGCGCCCGCTTCTGGATGCCGCGCATCAGCCTTTGCCCCATCGGCGTGGCCAGCAGGCGATTCACCTCCGGGTCGTCTATGCCGCCGGCCGACGCCTCGTAGGCTTGGCGGAACGCCGGCCCGGCGGCGTCCTTGCCCTGCTGCACCAGGGCGTCGATGTTGCCCTGCGCCGCCTGGGGATCGACGCCGAGCTTGTCGCCGAAATCCTGGAGGATGCCGGTCGGCTGACCCTGCGCCCGCAGCCGCATCTGCGCCTGCAACGTGTCGCCCGTGGTCCCCTGGCGCCGGGCCAGGGCGCCCAGGAACCGCTGGCCGGTGGTCCCCATCGCCTCGGCCGCCGTCTGGTCGAGCCCGGCGTAAGGCGCGATCTTGGCGTCCAGGTTGGCGGCGGTCGTCCCGCTGGACTTGGCGATCCTGGCCGCCGCGCGCTTGGCCGCATCCCTTGCCGACGCGCCCGAGCCGAACTTGCTGTCTTCGGCCATGACGATATTGCCCAGGCCGCGCAGCACGTCGGCGCCGGCGCCGCCCGCCGCCTTGACCAGCGGCGCCCCCACCATCGTCCACGCCGGTCCTCCAAGGCCGCGCAGCAGGCCGCCGGCCCCCGCCCCAGCCATGCCCTCGTCCAGCGCGTTCTGCGCCCGCTCGGGGACGTTGGTCCCCCTCGACGCCCCGAGCGCCGCGCCTGCGCCACCCCCGGCCAGCGCCGCCTGTCCCGTCTTCGCCGCCCAATTGATGACCTTCGGATTGAGTGACTTGACCGCATCGGCGACGAACTGGCCCGCCGGACTGGCTTGCGCCGCCGCCTTGAGCCGGGCCGCCGTTTGCGCCGCCGCCGCCATCCCCTCGCCCACGACCGGCGCCTTGCTCGCCAGACCCCCCAGCAGGCCGATCCCCTTGACCGCCGGCGCCGATGCGCCCAACAGGCCCATGACCCCGCCGGCCGCCGTCGTGATAGGCCGCCCCTTGGTCTGGCGCTGGATATCCTCGTTCGCCGAATCCCGCGCCGCGTCCCAGATCGCCCGCGAACTCACCTGATCGGCCGGGGACCGGGTCAGGTTGGCCAGCGTGTTGCCGCCGGCCTTGAGCGCCGCATACGCGGCCGGCACGAACGGCGCCGTGGCCCCGCCGATGAACGCCGTGACGGGGTTCGTGTCGCTCAGCGGGCCGCGTGCATTGGCCGCCCGGTCGGCCGCCAGCTCCTTGAGGTAGGTCGCCTGATCCGCCGGACTACGGCTGGCGCCCTGCGATGCACCCTTGGGTCCAGAGGGCGCGGTGGGCGCCGGCGGGCTGGAGGCCATGCCGCCCTTGGCCACGAACGCCTTGGCCTCCTCCGGGCTGTTGGCCTGCACCCGCCCGATCCGCCCGTCCGGCATCTGGAACCGATAGACCGGCATCATTCAGCCCCGAGGAACACTGGCGCGCCGGTCGCCTGCGCGCTCTGCTGCTTGAGCGCCGCATTCTGCTGCGCCTTGGTCGGCTTGATGTAGGCGCCGGTCGGATCGAAGCGCTTGGCCTGATAGGCGTTCCAGGCGTCATCGGCGCCGGCGAGGTTGCCCTTCACCCGCTGATAACTGCTGTAGAACGACTGCTTGGCTGAGGCCTGGATCATCTTGTCGTTGTAGCGCTGCTGTAGCGGCTGGTTGGCGCTGATCGGGTTGGCGATGTTGGGCGCCGCGCCGCGCAGCCAGCCGATTTCCCCCTGAGTCAGCCGTTGGATCGCCGCCGGCTTGGCGCCCGCCGCGAGTTGGATACTGTCGGCCTGCATCGCGGGGAAATTCTCATAGCCGCGCGTATGCAGCAGCGAGGCGCCTTTGCCATCCCACAGGCCATGCCAGGGGCCGGTGTCGGTCTGTTCGTTGCGCTCCGCGAAATCATTGGCCGCCGAGGCGTTGTCGGTCGCCGCCTCCCGCACCGCCTCCAGGCTGTCGAGCGTTTTCTTGTCGGCCGGCGTCACGCCGCCGACATTGGCCGGCGCCTTGAGCGCCTGCGCCCCGGTTAGCGGGATCGCGCGGCCGAGCGCCGCCGACCACTGCACCGGCGTTCCGTCTGGGGCGACTCCGCGTTGACCGTCTTGAGGCATGGCCGCGCCTCCTCAATGCCACTGGATTTCGTTGGCGCCGTAGGACTTCGGCCCCTTCCCGGCCGGCGCCCGCGTCGGCGCATGGAAGTCGAGCCGCGCCTTGGCCGCGTCGCGCGCCACCTGCGCCTTGGCCTGGATTTGCGCCGGGTCCACCACCAGATCGCCGTTCTCATCGAACTTCATCAACGGCGGGGGCTTGGGCGCCTGAGGCGCGAACATCTGTTCCGCTCTGTTGGTCACGGGGTCATAGGTGTACACGCCGCCCTCGCGGGTAGTGATGATCTGACGCTTCGGATCGAACGCCGTCCGCATCTTGACCGCCTGATCCGGGTCGAACGCCCCCGCCGAATCCCGCGCGTAACCGGCCATGTCGAGCGAGCCGTCCGGCCGCATATTGTTGGCGAACGCCTGCGCCTGTTGCGACGCGATCTGCTGCTTCAAGGCGATGGCCCGCTGCTGCATGACCTTGTCTTGCTGCTTCTCCAGGTAGCCCTGCGCGCCGGTCGGATCGCCCTGGAGGATTTGGCCAAGGGCCATCAGCTTGTCGTTGAAGGTGACGCCGTTCGGGTCGGTTGCCGTCAGCTTGGCGAGGAACCCCTGCGGCGCGGGGTTGTCCTGATAGCTCATGGCCGGGCCGCCATCGGCATCCTTAGGGGGCGCCGCCTGCGCAGATTGCGACGCCAGGGCGGCCTGCTGGCTGGTCGGATCAAGCAGACCGCCGCCCGACAGGGGCCGTTGCGTCCAGGCCGGCGTCGGCAATTGCGGCATTGCACCTGGCGGGGAGCCGCTATTGCCCATCACGCCCGGCGGGGCATAGCCGGCCGGGGCGAGCTGCTGCGACAGGTTGAGGTTGTCGAGGAAGGCCATCGCTCATCCTCACGTTGGCGGAAGGCTGCTGTTGCGGAACGACGAGAACAGGTTGGACAGGCCGCCGCCGGCCGCCGTCGCCGGGTTGAACATCGACAAGGCCTGGAGGCCCATGCCCAGGCCGCCGAGGACGCCTGGGTCGCTGGTCTGGGTCGTGTTGCTGTTGGTGGTGTCGGTCCCATAGCTCGACTGGCCGACGTACATCGACGGGTTGATCCCCTGGAGCAGGCTTTCGATCTGCGCCTGGAACTGTAGCGGATACTGCTTGATCGCGTTCTCCAGGTCGGTCTGCTGCGAGCCGACCTGATCCTGGAGGGCGACATTGGCCCGGCTGGAGGCGTCCTGCGTCGAGCCGAGGTTGGTCAGCAGCCCGGCCTTTTGCAGGGCGGCGTTCTGGTTGGATGTCTGCGCCGCTTGCCGGTTGGCCGCGTCCTGCGCCGACAGGCCCGTGGCCTGGGTGTACATCTGGTTCAGCAGGTTGCCCTCGGTGGACGCCCGCCCGCGCGCCAGATCGCCCTCGGTCTGTGCCTCCTGCACCCCGTAGCGCGACCCGCCGAACGCCCCGCCAGCCGCCGCCTGCGCGGCCTGCTGCGCACGGGTCTGCCCGGCCTGATAGTCGTAGTCGGCCAGGACCGGGTTGAGCACCTGGGACTGGAACGGGTTGTAGTAGCTGGACAGGTTGTCCAGCACCGACTGGCCCGTGACCTGAGGCAGGTTGCCCAGCGTGTCGCTGGCCTGCCCGTAAGCGCTCGACAGGCCCAGGTTGCCGGCGTTGTTGACCGCCTGCGACTGGAGCGCGCTTTCCCCCGGCGTGTAAGCGTCCGAACCCGCCGCCATGATGCCGCCCGTCATGGCGGCCATGTGCTGTGCGCGGGAGCTGATCCAGTCGGGAACGTTGGGCGTGCTGGTCGAGGACTGCGTGCCGGTCGAGCTGGACGTGGTGGATTTCTTGCTCGACATCAGAGCGCCTTGCGCATCGTGACGGAAAACAGGCTGTACCCCATCGGCGCCAGCAGCCGCTTCCACGCCTCGCGCCCTTCGATCAGTGCCTCGGTGCAGCCCATCATGCGGGCGATGGCTTCCACCCCTGGCGCCATGCGCAGCAGCTCGTCCACATCGCCTGTGGCCCACAACACCTGGAACACGCGCGCGCCGCCGGGATAGGGCTCGATCTGGGCGACCATCGCCGCGTTGGCGCCGGGGAAGAAGAACGCCCGGCGGCTGGCCACCCGGTTCTCCAGCTCCTCGATCGTCCAATAGTCGTGGTCGGTCATCGCCTCGGCGAAGCCGTCGCGGAACCGCGCCCATTGCGACAGGAGGGGATCGACCGTCGTCTCAAGGTCGATCAGCTCGTCAGGGGGGATGGGGTCGAACAATTCACCGTCCATACCCTCAGGCCCGGTGAACCTGTGCGCTCGATTTTTCAACGCCCCCCGAGCGGCTGCACGTCGAACTCGGGCTTGCCGCCGCGCACATAGGCCGGCGAACTGTTGAAGTCGAACCGCACCCGCGCGATCCGGCCCGAGGCGCGGAACGACTTCTTCTCCTGGCCGGGCGTCAGGGTCCACGGCCCATGCGTGCGGATGTTGGTCGCCTGGGGGTGGTTGCGCAGGTACAGGGTCAGGGTCAGCGGCCCGATCTGGCCCTTGAAGTCGGGCCACAGGCCGTTGAGCATCACCCCGCCCTCACCCTCGGACAGGTAGTAGTCGGCGCTCTCGATATAGCCGGCCAGGGCGGCGCCATCGGCCGAATTGCCCTTCTCCTGGAGGTAGACGTTCCCGCTCGGATCGACGGCCAGGGGGTTGGATTGCGGCCCGGCGTCGATCCAGGCCGTGCGCTTGAGCAGATCGCGGTTCCAGCCGTCCGGCCCGACGTTGAGCGACCGGGAGCACTCGAAACCGTCGCGGCTGTCAGGGTAGAACCACCCCACCTCCTGGAACTGCGAAACGGCGCTGGCCACGATCTTGTCCGACTGGCCGGCGGTCAGGTTGTTCACGAAGGACGAGCGGATCGGGCAGATGACTTGCTGCGGCGCCCCGCCCAGGCTGTAGGACCAGAACGTCAGGTCTTCGGCGATCCACATGGCGTTGAGGTTCTTGACGCACGGGCCGCCCGGCGAGATCGAGCCGCAGTTGTCGCCGATCCGCTCGAATTTCCAGGTCTGGCCGGGGTTGCCGAGGAAGGTCCCCAGGAACAGGCCGGTCGAGGTCCACACCAGCAGGTAGTCGCCCAGCACCCGCGCGCAGACGATCCGGCCGAAGCTCTCCAGGATGTATTCGCCCGCGTTGTTGCTGGCCAGGGTCGTCCAGTCGGTGTTGTCCTCGATGTCGGACCAGCGGATGCACAGGGGGTTGTAGTTGCCCGACACCTCCTCATTGCAGCCGAAGGCGATGCACTGGCGCTGAGGCGTGACGACCATGTAGTTGCACTGCGCCGGGGCGTTGGGCACCACCGTCGCGACGTGACCGGCGATCCCGTCCCACTGATAGATGCCGCGCCCGCGCGGGTTGGCCATCAGCAGGTCGCCCCAGGTCGCCAGCGCCCAGGTCATCGGGAAATAGTCGGTCGCCGACTCCGTGCCGTAGGTCCCGATCCCATAGGCGCCGGTCCCGTACCCCCGCCCCCCGGTCCCGTCGATCTGGCCGTCCGTCCAGCCGGCCGGGGTGATGTCGTAGATCAGGCTGTCCCGCCAGACCTGGAGGCCGTTGTGCAGGCCGAAGCCCACCGCCAGGATGTCGGAGAAGTCGGTCCAGGACAGCATCGAGCGGCACACGCCCTTGAGCGCCGTCAGGCTCAGCCGTTCCCAGCCGCCCTTGCTCTGCCAGGACCCGTTGTAGAAGCGGATCAGCGAGCCGGACGACCAGCGGCCCTCGGAATTGAAATCCGTGTCGTCGCTCGACAGGCCTTGGGGCGGGGTGAACGGGACGTTCATCGGCCGAACCAGCGCTTGCCCCGCTTCTCGATCGGCGATTGTGGCCGCCCACCAGGCGGACGGCTTCCGGTGTTCCGCCACGCCAGATAGGCGGCATAATCCCGGTTGCCCGGATCGAGCGGGATCACGGCCGAGTCCTCCACCCGTAGGATCGCTATCACCTCACCCGAGGTTCGATCGCGTTGTTCTTGGTACATGGTCAGTAATCCGCATCCGCTAGATAGTGAATGCTGACAGTCGTTGAGCCGGTTCCAGTCATATTAACGTCGACGGTCTTTGAGGTCGGTGTCAATCCGCTACTTAAGACGGCGCCCGTCGCGTCCCAAGCCGACAGCGTCGGGCCGGTTCGCTTTTCAACCTTGAAATAGACCGTCCCGTAATAGGCGTTATCGTTGTAGTTCCGGCTGATCAACGTGCGCCCGTTCTGTGTCGCCGCCCCCGGCAAGACGCTCAAGTCATAGGACTTCTCGCAAAAGCGCTGACACCGCAGCAGCTCCACCTCAAACGGGCGGCGCTCAAATGTGGACCGCGCCGCGCCAACCTCGAATTGAACCCCGGTGACAGCGAAAATGGCGCTGAGCGTGCCCACCACCGAGACGCACCCCGGCGGGGAATTGTAGTTGCCGCCACCCCAGGCATTGGCCGGACCTTGGAAATTCGAGCCCACCCCCAGGCCAAACCCGACCGCCACCCCGACCGTGTTGTCCACCGTCCAGGTCCCGATGGCGTCGCCAGGGACGTTGATCGTGATTTGAGTCCAGGTGTTGGCGACGCCGATGTTGTAATTGAACGGATAGGCCCGCGTGGAATTGCCGTTCTTGACGAACCCGCCGAACGTCCCCGTCAGGCTGGAATAGGCCCAGAAACTCAAGGTCACCGGCTTGGCGTTGGCCGTACCCCAAAGCAGATCGGCAATATTATAACCTTCAATCGGTTGATAGAGCGCCAGCAAATCGGTCGCCGCGACAGCATAGGCCGAGGCCGTTTGAAGCATCAGATAATCAGCAAACCCATTAGCCCCGTTCGCTGGAATGCCGTTGGTCGGATTGACGGTCATTTTACTGGCCGCCGTGATGAAGAAATTCCAGCGATCAGCGGTGTAACCGGATGAAGCTGGCGTATAACCTGCGCCCTTGGCCCGCCGCTGGACAATCCGCATGTCCCCGTTCATCACGCGGTTGCGGAACATCGACGCCGCCACATTGTTGGCCGCGTCCACCGGAACCTCGTTCACCGTCTTGACCGGCTGATAACCGATGTTGGCCACCGCCGCCCCAACGGCCAGTTGCGTGTTGCCCACCGCCCCCGGCGCAATCTGCGTCGCCGTGACCTGACTCCAGAACGTCGTCGCCCCGTCCGTGCAGAGCACCGTGTTCGGATGCCCGGTGATCGGCGGGTTGACGATGACCGCCCCCGCGATCTGTGCGTCGGTGTAGTTCTTTTGCGCAAGGTCGCCCTGATCGACGTAGGCCTTGATCGACAGGCCGCCGATCAGCACCGGATAGATCGTGGTCCCGTCCGTATGCACCGGCCCGGCGTCGCCGGGGTTGAAATTCAGCGTCGCCCCGCCCGCCGTCAGGCCCACCACCCCGGCCGAGGCGTTGCGAACGAAATAGCCCTTGGCCACCGAGGGGATCGTGATCACCCCGCCCGAGCCGCCGGTCACGTCGATGAAGCGCATCCGCGCCTCGTCGGTCGCCCCGTTGTTGACTGTCAGCGTCTTGGCCCCGCTCAGGGCGAAGCCGATCCGGCCGTTGATCGTATCGTCAACGAGCTGGAACACGCCCGAGTTGAGGATCACGCCCCAGGTGTTGTTGTTCTCGCCTGTGGCCTGGAGGTTGAACCTTGCCGATACGGTATAGCTGGAGGGCATCTATCCCCCTCGCCGGCTCGCCAGGACCCGGTTGGCCTTGGCCTTGATGAGGCCTGCCGACTTCGGCGACAGGTTCCCCTTGTTCACCTGCTGCGTCGCCCGCGCCTTGGCGTTGGCCGCGTGCGCCGCATCCGGCATCGGGTATTTGCGCGAGCCCGGCAGGCCGAAGCTGGATTTCGGCAGGGCGGCGCGCTTGGAGGCCCGGAGCTTGGCCATGACCTCACCTCGCCCTCGGGGCGCCGGGCATCCGGGCCATCGGCGAGCGCTTGAGCTGGCCACCCATCGGCGGGCGCACCGTGCCGCCCAGCAGCCCTTTGCCCTTGATCGGCGCCCCGTACATCTTGCCCGGCGGGCGCGACTTTCCCGGCTTACCCTTGGCCATCACACCGGCCCTCCCATCGTCACTTTCAGCCATGATCCGCCGACCGACAGGGCCAGCTCGTTCTGGTCGCTGACGACCACGACGCAATTCGGGTAGTCGCTCGCCAGCGGGAGATCGGCCTTCTTGCAGGCCCACACCGGCAGCGGCCGGCGGAAGTCGATCGGCATGAAGAAGTCCAGGAACTTGAGCACCATGCGCTTGGCCCACATGGGCGCTTCCGGCTCGACAAGGGCCGTGGCCGGCTGCTGGCGCTGGATCGTCGTCACCATCCCGCCGTCACCTGATCCACCGACATCCGCCGGTTCGATTGGCTGCGCAGCTTCGTGTAGGCCTCTTGCTCCTGCACCGTGGCGTTCATCACCCGCTGGTCCTGAGCCGTGGCCGACAGATAGTCCCGGTACAGCCTGATCTTGGTGCGGGAGACGATCAGGTCGGCCCCCTCGTTCGTCCACCGGTTGCCGGAGGAGTCGTCGGTGTAGTCGAGCGGCGGCTGCACCTGGACGACTTGCTCGCACAAGAGCGGATAGGCCTGATTGGGATTGGGGTAGATGACGATCTGATCGACGTAGGTCGCCCATTCGGTCGGCTGGCCGGCGACCGGCGTCGAATAGGCGCTGAGTATCCAGTCGAGGGGACGTTCGGTCATCTTGTACCGCACCCCGCCGATCACCGCCCGGATCACGTCGATACGTAGGACAGTCGGGTCAATCGCGACGTACTGCGAGCCAGGAACACAGTTGATGGTGGCGATCGACTCGTTGAACCACCACCGCTCCCACTCGTAATGGTCGATCGACTTCTGGATACAGGTTTGCAGCGCGTCTTTCAGCTCGTCGGTCAGGTCGTCCCTGATCGTCTCGTCTATGACCCGCTGTTTCAGGTCGCCAAGCGTGTCCGGCATGGCGTCACCGCCTGACCGTCAGCCAACGGCTGCGATGTAGTCCACCACCACCGTCGCCGCGCCGGCCGTGGGCGCCGCCCCGGTCGAGGCCAGCGTCAGATAGATCGGCGTGTCGGCCGCCAGCGGCCCCTGCGCGGCGATCGGACAGACCGTGTCCGTCCGCGCCTGGGTCTTGAGGTCGGTCGCCGCCAGCAGTTGGGCGCCGCCGGCCGCGTTGCCGACCGCCACCGTGTTGGTGGTCGAGTTGAACGGCGTCCCGGCGCTGAGGTGCGTGGTCAGGATCAGCGCGCCGGCCGGCAGCACGCCCAGGACCAGCGAGGCCGGGGTGCTATAGGTGATGTTCGCGCTGATCTGGTGGACGACTTGGAGTTGGGTCTTGCGACCGCCCGTGGCCATAGGACCCTCCTAGCTGGTGAAGGTGGAGCCGACGATCACGGAGAAGTCGGCCGAGTTGAACCGAAGCTTCTTGATCCCGTGGATCACCCCGGCTTCCACGCCGAGCTGGTTGCCGTAGTCGAACAGCTCCTCGTTCCAGTCGAACGACTTGAACGACTGGCCCTCGCCGAAGCCGATGGCGCAGGCTTGAGCGCCGAGCAGGACGCACCGGCGGGCCGTGGCCACAGTCGCGCCCGTGCCCGAGTCCACCCCGTTGGTGATCCGCGTGCTCTCATGCAGGACGGCGCCGTTGTACATGCCGAGAGCGCCGGTCATGATCGGATTGCGCTCGGAACCGTCGCCGGTCATCGCCGCCTTCTGGATATCGAGCCACTGGCCGGTGTTGGTGTTGGTGCGGAGCTGCGTCACCTGCTTGGTGTGCATGACGACGACATAGCGGTCCTCGCCGTCCACGTTCACCGGGCGCACCACCGGGCCAACGCCGGTGGTCGAGCCGAGCTTGGCGCTCTCAACCATCTTGTCGATCAGGGCCAGGGTCATTTCGTCCCCAGCGGCCAGGGATTGGTCGTTGGCCTTAGCGTTCGGCCGCGTGATGTGGGCGGCGTCCGGCCCGAGCACCGCGTTCATCCCGGTATAGCGAACGTCCACCTGGGGGGTGAATCCGCACACCTGATTGAAGAACGACTGATCGAGGCGCCCGGCCCACCAATCCTTGAGGCCCATCATGGCCTCTTCCCGGATCGACCAGGGGATGCGCTGCTGGGTCATCTTGCCGCCCGAGCGGACCCCGTGACGGAGCTGATCGACCAGCAGGTTGTCGGTGTAGGTGGTCAGCGGCTCCTCGTTGCCCTCCAGCGTCGCATCCCCGGCGACGCCGTCGCCCGTGAGCTGCATACGCAGAGTGACCGTCACCCGGTCGCCAGCGCCCTTGGAGGTTTCGCCATAGACCTGAATGATGTCGTCGGAGCTGTCGCCGATGAACTTCTGAATCCAGGTGGCCTTGAGAGCTTCGCGGGCCAGTTGAGACCGCCAGAGTTTGACTGCCTCAGGCGCGTTAACGCCATAAACCGTGGTCGCCATTGGGGCGCCTCATCAGGGATGAAGGGTTTTCTCTTCACCGCCCTGACGTGGCGGTCCCCGATGCTGGGCTTTACCGCCCCCAGCGGCGCACCGGCCTGTTCACGCGGGCCAAGCGATGCGCGCAGACCTGAGCCTGTGCGTTTGGTCTGTCAATTTGCCGGAAAAGATCGGCCCGCCAGGCGGATCGCCACATGCGGGCCGATAAGGGTGCCTATCACAGGCCGATCCGCAACCCTGGACGCGCAACGGCCCGCCCTGGCGATGTCCATGAACAGGGCGGGCCTTGCGGCGTCGTCGGGTTGGGGACGAGCCGAGGCGGGTTCTAGCACGCCTCCCCCGCGTCGCCGAGAGCTTTGCGGCAGGCGCGCACGCCAGGGGCGCCGAGGGTGAAGCTGGAGTCGTGCAGCCCCAGCACCGACTCCAGCCCCAGCTTGCGCCGCAGGCGCTCCACCAGCCGCCGGGCCGCCCGTTCTGAGGCGTCCGGCAGCACCGCCCGCAGATGGGCCAGGGGGAGCCAGTGGGAGCCGGCGGCGCGCAGCCGGGCCAGGACCAGCGCCTCGGTCCAGGTCAGCCCCAGGCGCCCTTGCAGGCGACCAGCGACCACGCCCAGGCCCTCGGGTTCGTCCTCAGTGGGCATGATGCGGCTTGCCCGGTTTGTCCGGCTTCGGCGGTTTGGGCGGCTTGCCCTGGCCGCCGCCCTGGCTGTTGCCCTCATCGCCGGCCGGCAGGGGTCGGCTCAGCACCACGATCGCCTCCTGGATATTGACCACCGCCGCGTCGCGCTGCGCCGTGACCAGCTCCAGATCGGCGGCCAGGGCCTCGTTTTCCTCCACCAGCTCGGCGTTCTCCTGGGTCAACTCCTCGTTGGCCTGGGTCAGCTCCTGCACCTGTTCAATCCAGTCGGCGCAGGGGTTGCCCGGATCGGGCGGGATCGGCGCCTCACCCTTCCACGCCTCGTATTGCGAATAGTCGCCGGGCGCCGCCGGGGTCGTATAGGTGGTGTCTTCCACCACGACGTTGATCGGCTGAGGTTCGCCAGACACGCCGATGATCATGGCCGGCGTCGCGTTGCCGATCACCTCGCCGTTCGCCGCGTCGCCGCGCACGATGATGCGGGTTCCAGTATCGTCCGGCAGGGTCAGGGCTTGCAGGAAGTTACGGTTGATCTTGAAGCCCTTGGTGCGGGAAATCCCGATCCCGTTGTACATCGTCCCATAAAGGACGTTGTCCTCGATCACGACCTCCTCGCCGTCCTCGCCGAATATCCCCTGAGTAATGCCGCCGATCCCGCGCTCGTAATACACGCGCCGGATGGTCAGCTTGCGACAGGGCGTGCCCTCGCCATTGTAGAACTGCACCACGTCAGGGTGCGCCCCGTCTGTCGGGAAGAAATCGGCCGCGTCGATGTCCTCGATCAGGGTGTTCTGCGCGCCCGAGGCGATGATCCCGTCCACCGCGATATGCCGCAGCTTCACCCGCTGGATCGTCACCCCGTCCACGACCAGCGTGAAGACGCCCGACCACAGGTAAGACAGGTCGCAGTCGCGCACGACCACGCCGCAATCGGCCGACAGGTTGCGCATACTGATGCCCGAGCAGCTTAGCTCGGTCTGCGACGGCCCGGTGATCCGCAGGCGCTCCATGAGGATGTTGCGGACGGTGAAGTCCCAACATTGGACACCCATGCCGATGGCCGGATCGACTTGAATATCGAAGTCGCGCAGGGTGAAGTTGGACGAGTTGTTGGTATTGACCCAGGCCACAACCGGCTCGGCGCCGGGCGCCCGTTCAATGACGACTTCGCCGTCCTTGTGTTGGTTCCAGATCGGCAGGCCGTCCTTGTACTGGCCCGAGGCCAGTTGCACGGTATCCCCGCCGACCGCGTTCCAGATCACGTCCAGAACGTTACTCGGGTCTGCTTGATAGACGGTCATTCCTGCCTCCTTGCGGCATGGATCACCCGGCTATCGCCCCGCCTCTATAGGCTGAAATCACCACTGAACAGCCGCCGAGCGGTCTCTCCCGGACCCATCGGCAGCGGAAAAAAAATCCCCAGGCGGCGCTCCCACCTGTTCACCGCCGTTGACGAACAGATCGGGGCGGCTGGCCTTGTCGTAGACCTTGCCGACCGGCGTGAAAATATGGGTCGCCGTGCGGCCCTGGCCGACCGCCAACAGGCAGTTGAGCCCGCGCGCGATCCTGGCGAACACCGACCGGAAATAGAACGTGTCCCAGGCGGTCGGCCGCGCCGGGTCAGGGTGGACCGTCACCACGAACGGGTAGTTGGTGATCGGCCCCATCGACAGGACGAAGCCGACCTTGGGCGGATGCAGGCCCTCGGGCAGGGTATAGTCCGACATCCGCCACAGGCAGGCGAACTCCTGGCAGACAGACGGGTGATCCGGGTAGACGCCGCAGTTGTGACCGGCGTCCAGATCGGCGCGCAGCTTGGGACAACGCACGCCCGGCGGCTTTTTCAGCTCGCGCACCCCGACCGCCGTGCAGCACAGGTCGCAGCCGTCGCACGTCCGCTTGGTCGGCAGGCGCTCCATTTCGGTCTGCCACAGCGGCCTTTTCATTGCAGGGTCAACCCCCCCTCTTTATATACATCCAAAAATTTAATAACGGCATTCCGTATGTATTCAATGCCGCCCGTAAAGTCCTCGACCGGCCTGTGTATCTCTATATTACTGATATATTTTTCTTTCCGCCGGACGGCCTGCTTCGCCGCCGCAATAACGACTTTTAGATCAGCCTGGAAGTCGTCAAGGCTTCCATAGTTATCAGCGAACAACTTAAGCGTATAGGCATCAGGATCAGGCGTGTTGATGACCGTCTGGACAATTTCAAGCATCCGAACGGTGGCCTTCCCGTTGATCAACAGCCGCACGTCAGCCAATTCGGGATTCCGTGAGGTCAGCCGGGACGGCCTCATATCCACGTCTCCAGCGCCTTCGGGTCGTCAGCCGGATCGCGGGCGAGTTGGGCGAAGCCTATCTGTTCCATGATCTGCCGCAGGTTCCCGATCCGCTCACTCAGGATGACGAATTCGGTCGATTGCGGCTGGGGAAGCGTCACCCACAGGCGCGCCACATAGGAGTCGGGGAAATCGGTCGGGTGGTCGTAGATCACGAACATCGGCAGGCGATCCCGCTTGCCCGCCAGCCAGTGCTGCATGGTCTCGAAAGCGGATGGCCACTCGATCCGGTTGGATTCATCGCTCATGACGGCCGATCCGGCTGTAGCCGCTCCTCCAGCTCGCCCCGGCCGAAGCGCACCAGGAACACCGGCTGGCCGGTGATGGCCAGATGCTCCAGGGCGATCTCGCGCACCTGCTGGCTATGGGCGATCCGCTCATTGACGAAGGTCAGGGGCGTATGGTGGTCGCCGAGCATGGCCCCCACCTGGGACCACGTCCCCTCGGGAGTGATGGTCAGCCACGCCCACAGGTTCTCGGGTAGATCGGGCAATTCGTCGTCAGCCACGGAAAGGCGCCCCCGTTTTCAGCGCGGTCAGCGCGATATTGACCATGTCCGTCGAGGTGAACGCCTTGGGGATTTTGCTCAGTGCGGCGCGCAGCCGGGCGATTTCGCCGATCAGCTCGTCCCGGTCCTGGCTCCAGCGGATTTGCGCGCAGGGCGTGCCGTTCTGTTCATCGAGCAGGGCGACCAGCTCCCGCACCCGATTGCTCAAGAACGCGATTTCCTCGCTTGGCGACATCCCCGCTCACCCCAACGCTGTCACGCTCCCCGGCAGCATCACCGATAGCGTGTAGCTCGCTCCAACGCGACACCAAACGTAGCTTGAGGATGAGTCGCGCAGAATCGACAACTCGTCATAGGCAAAATTAAGGACTACCCGGTCCCCAGGCTGGAATTGACCGCGTAAATCCACCGCCGCCCAAGGGGTCGGGATTTCATATGTGGTTGGGTTCGGCGGCTCGGGGTGGCCGTTGTAGGGACACAGGTCGTAGACCGCCAAATAATCCACAAGCAAGCATGACGGAAATACTGTGCTTGCATCGGGCGGCCCGGCCCAGCCCCCGCCGATGGCCAGATTGAGGATCATGTACATCGACACGTGCATGTCGCTCGGGGTCGGCACCGACGACATCAACTCGCTGTCGAAGTAGAAGCTGATCCGGTCGGCCTGCCAGTCGCAGCCGTAGGTGTGGAAGTCGGCGCTCGCATCCGGGATCGGGTGCGTGCCCGCCTGACTGTCCTTCCCGGAGGCGAAATTGCTGTGCGTGCCGCAATAGCGGGTCAAGGGGTCGCGCCCCAGCCATTCCAGGATGTCGATTTCAGGCGGCCATGCGCCATCGGCCGGCAGCAGCCAGAACGCCGGCCACATCCCATTCCCCGGCGGGGTCTTGGCCCTGATCTCGAAATAGCCGTAGCGCCGGACGAACTTGCCGTAGGTGTTGAGCATCCCGGACAGGTAGCCATAGGTCTCGTCCGGCGTGGCCGTCAGACTGAGGATTGAGTCCTTGGCGTTCCACGGGACGGTGGTCAGCGGCCCGTCCACGTTGACGTAGGTTTGCAGCTCGCCGTTGGACGGCAGGCTGCACCCCGCCGCGTCCTCGGGCGTGTACCACCAGCGGGTCAGGTACTTGTCGAAATCGACCTCATCGAAGTCATCAAAATACAGCAGCGTGGCCAGCCGGGCGCCTTTGCGCCGGTGATGATGACCGCCCATAGCTCACCTCAATGCAGCAGGCCGGCGTGCTCCAAGATCACCACCAGGGCGACCAGCAGGACGACGCAGGGGATCGCCCAGCGCAGCCACGCCAGCGGCGCAGGGAACGGGATTTGATAGGTGATGGCGCAGATGATCCCGACGACGATCAACACCACCAGACAGAAGATCAGCAGCGTCATTTGCGCGCCCTTTCCCGGTCGCGGAGCTTGGCCCACGCCTTGTCGCGGGCAGCGCCCTCCAGTTTGGCCACGTCCCCCCAGGACAGCGTGCCGCCGGGCTGGCGCGCCACCGGCCGCGTGCCCGTGGCGGCGGCGCTGGCCAGCTTGTCCAGGCTCTTGTCGGCCGCCTTCGCCCCAGCCTTGAACCCGCGCCGGGTGGCGAGGCTGTAGACCCGTTCCGCCGGGTCCTGGCCGCTCTCCAGCGCCATCCGCACCACCCCGAACAAGTCGTCAGCCAGCTTTTGATCGAGGTAGCGACCCGAATAGCCGGCGTCGCGCAGCTCATCCACGCGCGACTGGCGATAGAACTTGGCCGCGTCGAAGTAATCGGCGTGTTCGGAGGCGAAATCCTCCTCGGATTCGGTCATCGCGTTGCGCAGCTTGTTCACCTCGCGCTCGAAAGCGGTGGTCTGCTGCTGGCTGGCGACGCTGGCCACCTCGCGCTGGCGATAGAGCTTGAGCGCCCGTTTCAGAGCGGCGATGTCGCCGACCGGATCGTCCTCATTGTCCGAAAGCTGGCCGATCAGGGCCAGCAGCTCGTCCTCGCTGGTCTGGCCGCCGGATCGGCGCTCCAGCGCCTCAAGCCGGGCCTCCAGCTCTTGCGCCCTGGCCTCAGCGGCGCGGCGCCTGGACTTCTCGCGGGCGGCTTGGCCGGCGTGGTTGTGCGCCCGCTTCTCCCAATCCTGGGTCTTTTTCCGCCCCTCGCCTTCGTCCTCGCTTTCACCGGCGCCCTCGTCGCCGGTTTCCTCGCTCTCCTGGCCTTCATCGACCTCGGTTTCAGAGTCCAGGCCTTCATCGGCCTCAACCGCTTCGCGTTCAGCAGCCATCGGATGGTTCTCGCTTCCAATCGCCCTCGCGCAGCAAGCGGATCGCGGCTCTCATCTTCGCGATCCGGCCCTTGACCACGTCGAGGGCCTGTTTCACCCCCCTCTGGTCCGTGCTCCCTTCCGGGAACACCTCGATCTGGCGCGTCAGCCGGCGATCCTCGCTGTCCAGCCAGTGAAGCTCGCGCTCCAGCACCACCACCGCGTCATCCACACCTTCACCCATCACGACGCGCTCCCGCCGTCGCGCTTGCCGCCGACGTTGATCAGCGCCCGTTCCGCGTCGCGCTCCTCGCGCCACGCCCGCCGGTCGGCCGCGCAGTCCGCGCAGATCAGGCCGTCGCCGGCCATTTCCGCGCCGTCATGGCTGTCCTTGATCTCGTCGCAATCCGCACAGCGAAAGGCGCTCATCGGTTGGGCGCTCCGGGTTGTGGCCGCGCGCCTGGCGGCTGCGCAGTCGGCGCGCCGGTCGGCCGTTGCCCTGATCCTCCCGGCGGCAGGCGAACCGCCGGGCCGCCTCCGGGTGCGGGGACACCTTGGGAGGGAGACGGCCCGGCGCCCGGCGGGGCGGCCGAGGGTTGTCCGACTTGCGGGCCAGGAGGCGTGGTCGCGTGCATGAAGCTGATCCCCAGCCCGATATGCTGCGCGTGGGCGTCGGTGACGCTCTTGAACCCCTTGGCCTGCTTCTCCTGAGCCGAGGCCTTCTTTTCCGCCGTGTCGGCCTGGACGTTCTCCAGGTCGGCCTGCTGCTTGGCTTCCACCGCCGGGTTGGGCTGGCTGGCGGCCTGCACCTGCTGGGTAATAGCCTGAGCGAGGGTCTGGGCGACGCTGGCGGGGATATCGAGGTACTGCACCAGATCAGCGAGCACCGCCGGGCTGATGAGCTGCGCCTGCATGAGCTGCTGCACCAAGGGCATCAGGATCGCGGCGACCTTGGCCTTGGTATTGGGCGCGGCGGGCGCCTCGTCCACGACCACGTCGTACTCTTCGCTCTGGAGCGCCATCGCCAGGGGGACGTATTGCTGTTCCCCGTCCAGCACGATCCGCACCATGAAATCCTCGGGCAGGTAGAGCCGCATCATGGTCAGCAGCAGCTTGCCTTGGTTCCTCTGGTATCGGCGCTTCGCGTCGAAGAAACTGGACAGGATGCCGTAGGCCGCCTGTTTGCGTTGCAGCTCCAGCACCCCGGCCTGTTCCCGCCCGGCCAACCCCAACACTTCCTCGTTCACGCCCGTACAGGCCGTGACCATGTCCTTGGCGAACTGCATCAACTGGAACAGGGCCGGCTGCACCGGCGGCGGGGCTTTGGGGGTCATCTTCGACCCGTGGGCGCCGCTCAGCGCGCCGCTCTTGACCCAGGTGATCTTGTCGGTGCTGGCCCAGGTCTTCTCGAATTGCCGCACGTCAGAGACCGCGTCCTCCTCCAGCAGCATCCCGCCGTTGGCGTTGGTCCTGACGATGTGCAGCACTTCGGAGAACAGCTTGTTGACGAACTTGTTCGGCTCGACCATCGGCTTGACCAAGCCGTAATAGGTCCCCTTGTTCCTGTCGCGCTTGGCGGTAATCGCCTGATAGCGGAACGCGCCCTCAGGCATCTGTTCCTTGAACAGCACTGACCCCTGGCCGACGAACGCCCGGTAATAGACCTTACGTGTGGATTTCACCGACCTGAGGCCGGGATTTGTCTTGCGCGCCTCACTGAATGCCTGCGGATCGAGGGGCGTCAGCTTCGTGACCGTGGGGTCCTGGGGATGCGGCATCGGCGCGACGTTGACCGGCTCGCGCTCCCACCATTGCCACTCGGCCACCACCACCTCGGCGTCGTCGCCGGTCCCGAGCAGGCCGTGGGTATAGCGCTGGCGCGGGTTGACCACCGTCAGCCGCTTGCCCACCGCCTCCTGGCCGTCCAGGTCGTCCGGCTCCAGGTCCGGCTGGCCGATCTCCTCCTTGAAGTCGTCAAACTCGTCCTGCGACATCGGGATTTCGCGCTTGAGGTAGCGCGCATCCTCGAAACAGCGCTTCCGAGACGCCGGGTCGGCCTTCATCTGGAGCGGATCGACCCGTTCCTTGATGATGCTGGCCACCGGCCCCTCAACCTCCACCCGCGTTTCCGTCCAGCCGATCCCGCACGTCAGGCAGTCGAGGAAGGCGTCAGTGTCCTCCTGGTCGCCGTTGCACTGATCGGTCACGTAGTTGGCGCCCTGCGTCAGCACGTCGGCGATCCCGGTGCTCTGGAGGGTCGTGTTCCTCGGATAGTATTGGACCTGTTGCCGGTCCTGGATTTCCGCCCCATTCACCGCGTCGATCGCCGGTTCGGTCAGGTTGAACGTCACCGGAATCTTCTGGTTTTCCTCCATCCGCTCGGATTCAGCTTCGGTCCACTGCGTTCCGGCGCGGAAATCGAACCAACCCTTGGCGTCCTGGACCCACCCCGACCATTGGGCCAGGAGCGCCGTGTCCCACCGGTCGAACATGGCCAGCAGATCGTCGTCGTCCGGCAGGTTCGGGGTGGACCCCTTGGCCTGGACCGGCGTCTCAGCCGGGGTCGGATCGGCGTCGAATTGCGGGCCAGTCGGCCGAGGGTCGCTCATTGCAGCTTGGCCCCCGCCCCTACCGCCTCGCGGGCCATGCTTAGGGCGGTCTCACGCACCACGACCAGCTCAGGCCCGCCCTCCCCGCCGTCTTCCTCAAACACCTTCTGGAGCCAGGAGGCCGGGGCCATGCACACGACCGCCTCCATGCCCGGCGGCGACCACCAATGCCCGTGCCCTTCGGCCATCGCCTCCAGGATCAGCGGCCCGCTGACCACCATCCACACCTCGCCCAGGTCAGGGTCGGCGATGACCCAGCCGGACGCCGGATCGGGGTTGCTCGGGGAATGCAGGATGACCCAGCTCATGGCGGCCCTCGCGTATGCGAAAATTGGCCCGACCTATTTCCCCGGCGACGGGACTCCAGGCGTTCCCGATCCGCCTCATACTGATGCAGCAGCTCACCCCGCAAAGCGTTGCAGTCGTCGCACGCGAGCGCGTGGTCTGCGGCGCGGGAATGGTGGTTGGGATTAAGTCCCCCCCACCCCCGGCCTAGCGACCGGCGGTCGCCGACCCCCGGTCGATGAACATTGTTATCCACCGGCCTGCGCCCCAGCCGGCGGGGTCCAGGCCGCATCAAGACGTTGGACCGTGGCTAGCAGCACCTCAGAGTCCACGATGCCTAGCTTGTCCTGCCCTACGTCCTCCCAGACCGTGCCGACCTGGACGCGCAGCAGCTTCGCCCGCATGGGCGCAACGGAGAACGTCCACACGCGGCCTAGGCTATCGGTCGCCCCGCCGCCGCCTTGACGGTTCCAGATCGCACGGGCCGCCGCCGCGATGGTGGCGACCTCGGGGGCGCGCAGCGCGGCGCTTGCGATCGAGGCGGGCTGATGCGGCTCGGGGGCGCGCCGGGCGGGTTCGGGGCGATGATCCTTCATCATGCCCTAGCCGCTCAATCCGTGCGGCCGATCCGTCAAGGCGTGCGGCTTTGTGGGGAAATCCAGGGGGGAAACCAGCCGGAACCGCCAAAAGCGCAGCGATTTCAAAGCGTCCACTATCCTGTTGCAAGATCAGGGCAGACCGAAAACCGCCGTTCTCGCGATTAAGGCAAAGCACCAGGCCGAGCGCCAGCCACCGACGCCAGGAACTCGCGCGCCAGCCACTCCGCAGCCGGAACACGTCTCAGCGTGGTTCACATCCCTTGGCGAACCCGCCGCCAGCCGCCCGCAAACCCGCACATACGCGCGCCGCAAAATGTTGCTCAGCCGCTCCGAATGCCCTTGCATGGTACATCGTGGCGATGTACAACTAGGGCTCACCCGCACTAACGCGGGGCAGACAAAACGAGCCTTCACAATGACCAAAGCCCACAACATCAACACCGGCCGCGCCGAATTCGAGCGGCTGCAACATGAGATCGGCTGGCAAGAGCTGGCCGAATGGTTCATCGACCAATCGACCGTCCCCGGCGCCTCCGAGGCCTTCAAGGAAGCCGGCGCCGCGCTCGCCACGGTGATGGACAAGCATTTCGGGGCGCGCGGCTGATGAGCGCCCTTCACGCCCTCGCCGAAGCCCGCGCCATGACGCCGATGGGCTTCTTCGCCACCGAAGCCGAAGCTTGGGACATGGCCGCCCGTCTGGCCGACGAGCAAATGACCTACGTCCCCGCGCCCTACGCCGGCCGCTACGTCCTCAACGCCTACGACGAAACCGGCTTTTGGCTCGGACGCCTCTGACCTTCACCCCATAGCGGAGAACCCGCCCTCAGGCCCGAGCGCGCAAGCGTGGCGGGCCTGAGCCAGTAGAGGGCGCCAACGCCCCGACAACCAAGAAAGCCCATCACAATGACCACCGTTTTTGAAACCACCCGCCACAACGAACAGCGCATCAGCCGCGAATTCTTCGCCGCCCTGGCCCAGGCCTTGGGCGCGACCGACCTGGAACAGGAAGGCATGGGTTACGCCCGGATGAAGGTCGGCGCCGTCTCCCTCTCGTTCCGTCAAAAGGGCTGGGGCGCCAACGCAACCCGGATGAACGGCCACGCCTACGCCGCCGACAACGCCGCCAGCCAGCGCGCCTATCAGGCCGGGCGCCCGGTCAGCTTCCCCGAAGCCACCTTTGACCCCACGCGCCCCTTGGCCGTGCTGGTCGCCGACATCCGCCGGCGCCTGATCGACAAGAGCGCGCCGGCCCTGGCGTCCATCGCCGAACTGGCCGCCGCCCAGGACAAGCGGACCAACAACCTTGAAACCCACGCCGCCGCCTACCGGGCGCGCTTCCCTGGCCTGACGGTCGCCGTCGATCATTCGAGCGCCCGCGTTCATGGCCTCGGGATCAGCGGCACAATGGCGAGCGACGGCGGGCTGTACTTCGATCGGATCAGCGTGGACGCCGACAAGGCCGCGCGCATCATCGCCATCATCGCGGAGCGCTGAGCCATGACCCGCCCCACCATTTGGCAAACCCTGGCCGTCAAACTTGGCCGCGAACCGACCCACGCCGAAGCGGTCGCCGAGGTTCGCCGCATCCTCCGCGACGCCGCCCCCCTCGCTCGGAAGGCCTGACCATGTACGAGAAATTCAACGTGTTCCGCGACGGCGGCGCCCAGGTCGGCGCCGTCGAGGCCCAGGACGCCGACGAGGCGGTTTTCCGCCTGATGGGCGGCCCTTGGGGCCGAACCGACTTCTACGCCCTCCGCGCCGATTTCTTCAACGAGCCGCGCCACCGCCGGCCGATCCGCAAGGATGTCCGCTGATGATCCTCGCCCGCTACGTGATCGACGCCACCCACCCTTGCGCCCCGCGCTGCAACCTGTCGGGCGAGCTGGTCAAGGTCCACATCAACCGCGATGGATCGCGCTACGTGACAAGCGCGGCCCTCGGGTGCTCCCGCGACTATCAGGTTGACACCGACGACGCCGCAATCCGCCGCCTACTGTCCGAGCACGCCCTGACCCTCACCCACATCGCCCCGGAGACCTGACCCCCCACCCCATCGCGGAGAACCCGCCCAAGGCCCGAGCGCGACAGCGCGGCGGGCCTTAAGGCGTGCATGGGGCGCCCGCTTCGTGCATCATCGGATCGATCTTGAAGCAAAGCCACACAATGAACCCAATGGCCGACACCGCACCGCCCACCCTGGACGTTCGGGAACAGCTCGCCCGCATTGACCGGGAGCTAGAGCACGCCGCATTCATGCGGGAGCAATCCCGCCTCGCCGAACGCCAAGCCGTCCTCGCCCACATCGACGCCGACAAGCGCCGCCAGGACATTTGGCTCGCCCCCGCCCTCGCGTTCTTCGCTGGAACCACCGCCCTTGGCGCCGCCTTCGCGGCCGGGGCCGCGTTCTGGTCCGCGTTCGGCGTCCACCACTGAGGCGCCCGCGATGACCCTTCCCACCGCCGCGACCCCCATCGCCAAGAGCCTGCACACCCTCACCGTTCTGCAACAAGTCGCGGGCCTGATCCACGACGTTACAGGCGTCAACGACCTGGAGGCCGCCCTTGATGGCGCGATGGCCCGTCTAGGCCTCGCCGGCAGGCCCGACCCCTATGGCCTCAGGGCGCGCGCCCTGGAGCTGATGGCCCGGCCGCCCAAAGGACCGCCCAAACGCATCCGCCCCAAGAAGGAGGCCGCCCCGTGCTAGTGCTCCAGATCGCCGCCGGCATCGCCCTCGGGTGGAGCGTCATCCACTGGCGCCGGCCCTTGGGCATGGTCGCGATTTGGCTTGGCCTCACCGTCCTCGCCATCGCCCTGCTAGTCGCCCTTTGGTGCGGCGGGGTTTGGGTCTGGACGCTCCTCCCGCACAGGTTCCAAACGCTCCTCGTCTGGACCCTTGAGGGGGCGTTCGCCCTCGGCGTCCTCCAGGCGCTATGGGAAAGGCTGATCGAGCCGCTGATCTACGCCAGCCAGTCCAAGAAACGCCCCGCCCAATGACCCAGAAAACCCCCGCCCCCGCCAAGCGCCCGCCGCGCCAAAAGTCAGAGCCTCCCCGCATGACCGGCGCCGACCTCAAGCGGTCGCGCGAGCTGATCGGCCTCACCCCGACCCAGCTCGGGCGCCTGCTGCGCTTGCCCGGCCGCGACCCGCGCCAGCAGATCGTGCGATGGGAGGCGGGGGAGGCCCCGGTCCCCGGCCCCGTGGCCGTGTGCCTCGCCTACATGATCACCGCCGGGCTCGACCCCGCCCGTGAAGGCCTCGCGCCGGGCCTGGAACCCGTTCACCAGCGGTTTCCCACGCGCGACAGTGTCCAAGAGCCTCTCGCCGAAACCGGGCCTGTAGCCCCGTTCATATCTGTCCGCGACCGTTCACCGGAGGCAGAGCCTCCCGCCTGGACCGCGCCGGGCAAGAACCGACGACGGGGTTAGCTTCCCCAGATCGTATCCAGCAGACCCCCGAACCCCTTGCGCCGCTGATACCTGTCAGTGGCGCTCCTGTTTTGCGCCGCCACCGGCGCGGCGAAGGTCAACGCCACCGCATCCCAGCCATCAGGCGACCGCGCCCCGCGCTTCCTGATGTCCTCCTTGCTCTCCAGCACCAGGAATTGCCGGGCGTCGTACTTGTAGCCGGGGCAGGACGCATCGACGTGCAGCGCGTCCTCATCGGGGATGTCGGCGCCGCCCACGTCCTCCAGCCAGGACTTCGACTCCATCCACATTTCCGCCCGCCGGTTGCGCGGGCCGGGGATCAGCTCGCCCCGCGACCCGACCCGCGTCGGCTGATGTGGCGCCCCGCCGAAATTCACCCCCTCGCAGACCTTGCTGTACGGCTCGCCCCAATCGTGCAGCACGTCCACCACGCCGGCGCCCGAGCCGCCCACGTCGATGAACACCTTCGCCGGGGAATCTTGGTCAACGACCTGGCGGACCCAATTCGCGCCGCTGATCGTGTCCAGCTTGTGCCGCCGCTCCACCTTGAGCACCTTGCGGCCCTGCCTCCAGGCAATGGCGAAACCGTCATCCCCGAACCGGGCCGGATCGACGCCGATGATCAGGCTCCCGAACGCCTCGCACTCCCGCTTGCGCGCCTGGAGCACCAGCATCGACGGGATGAACGCATCGTGCCCGGTGGACTGGAACGCCTCAGCCGCGGTCGCCGGGTACTCCTGGCGGAACAGGTTCGGGTCCTTCAACTCATGCAGCTTGGCCCGCCGCCAGACGAGTTGGGGAACCGTCAGCTTGTGCAGCCGCCCGTATTCCTCCTCCTCCTCGTTCAGCTCGAACCCGAGCGGCGCCGGCCGCTGGTATTCGAGCGACCAGAACCACGGCACGAAAATCGCCTGATAGTCGCCTTCGCCGGCCTCGGCCTGTTGCCAGCGCTCATGGAATTCCCCGCCGATCCCGTTGGCCGTGCTCTCGAAAACGATCTCGGTGTCCGGCAGATCGGGCACGGTCTGCACCACGCCCGCCATGTGATCCTTCGCGTTCGGCCAGAACGCCACCTCGGACCCGTGGAACAGCTTGATCGTCTTCGACCGGCCGACCGCCTTGGACCCGGCCGTGCCGACCGAATAGCCGCTGTCCAGGCCGGGGAAATACAGCTCCTTGGCGTTGGCCGCCCCGGTCGTCACCCGGCATTCCTCAGGGCAATTGCGGTGGAACCGCTCGACCATCGAGAACAGGGTAGCCGTGGCGTCCTGCTCATGCGTCAGGATGTACACCTGCGTTCCGCGTATCCAGGTCGCGTGATGATAGAACCGGGCGCCGATGTAGGTGCTCAGCCCCTCCTGTCGGGCCTTGAGCACCAGGGCGCGGACCATGCCCGTCCTGACCCGCTGGTCCTCCAACCGCTGATGCACGTAATCCTGCACCCCGTTGAAGCGCAGCATCGCCAGTTCGCCGGACTTGGTCCTGATCTTGAGGCAGTTGAGGGCGTAGTGGCTCAGGTCGTCCTTGAGCCGTTGCAGCTTGCCGAGTTGTTCCTCAGTCGGTTTGACCGCCGGCACGCCGCGTTCACTTCAACTGATCCAGGAAATCCTCATGCCGGATCACGCCCAGGTTGGCGTCGATATCCAGCTTCGGCCCGTATTTCTTCGGGTTCAGCTTGCCCGCCATCTGAAGCCGGGTCCGCACCCTCAGGTCCGACCGGGCCACCCACTCGCGGTCCATCACCTCGACCTCGCGCCCGTCGTTGCGCTTGATCGTCTTCGTGTCGCCCGAGGAGTCGTCCGCGATCTCCAGGCATTGATCAAACAGCAGGTCGGCCTGCCGCAGCTTGGCGACCTCATAGGCCTTGCGGAACTCGATGTGCTCGACCAGCCAGTTGTCGATCGAGCGGGGCGACGGGAACCCCTCATGCGTGGCGCAGAGGTAGTCGATCCCCCGAGGCGTCGAGGCGATGGCCTCGCACACCGCCCGGCCGACCGCCTCGCTATAGGCCACCGGCCGGCGCGGCTCGATCACGGTCAGCTTGCCGCCCATCGGGTTCAGTCGTTCCCATAGGGGTTGGACGGCGACGGCCAGCTCGTCTTGTCGCTGGACTTGGTGAACCCTGGCCCCTTGGACCCGAGCGATTGCGTGCGCGGCTTGCCGTTCAGCAGATCGGAACGCTTGGCCGACTGCGACGCCGAGCTTTGCGGGTTGGTGATGGCGTCGCGGGACGACGGGCGGGAGCTGGACATGGGTCGAACCTCAGGCTGTCCCCGCCGGGCTCAATCCGTGCGCTCAGCCCGTCAAGGCCCTGGCCGCCGGCTTGCCCCGGAACAGCACCACGTTGCCCGGATCGACCGGGGGCCAGGGCCGCCCGTGCATCAGCTCGCGATGGCCCAGGCAGTAGGACGACCGCCCCTCGCACGGCAGGCAGCAGCTCATCAGCTCGCCGCCGAACCCGGCCACCGGACAGGCGCATTCGCCATCCATCCGCAACACCCACGGCCGGGGCGTGGACCCTGCCAGGGTCGGCAGGGTCGGCGGCGCCAGCGACGCCGGCAGCGGCGCGCGCAGCGCCGCCAGGGCCGCGCCGCGTTCGGCGTACACCGCCGCCAGCGCCTCGACCGACCGCGCCGGCAGGCCCAGGCGTATCCGCTTGCGCCGCACCGCGCCGGCCGTCAGCCCGACCTTGCGCGCGATCTCGGCGCTGGCCGTGCCGAGCGCCCATTCCGCCGTCAGCACCGCCTCTTGGGCGGGGGACCAGACCGCATTCATGCGAAATCCTCCTGCCAGTCCGCGATTTGTGGCTTTCCACCTGGCGGCGGGTTGGCCGGCTTGCCGAGCACCGCCGCATCGTCGCCGAACGGGATCGGGTCGCCCTCATCCACCCATTCGCGCTTCGGCCCGTGGCCATAGTCCGGCCCGGTGAACTTCGACCCAGGCCATGCGGTCTTAGCCAGCTTGAGGGCTTCCGGGATCAGATCGATGACCCTGGCCACCTCCTTGACCGTGTAGACCTGGACATAGCGGCCTTCGGCGATGACCTTGCCGGCCCCCTCGTCCGTCTCGACCACGGCCAGGACCGAGCCGTCCGCAAGCCACGCCTCCCACACCCACGGCGCCACCGGCCTGTGGCCCTCGCCTTCGGCCCAGGCGTCAAGGGCGGCATAGGCCCGCTGCATCGCGCCGGCCTTGGCCTGCACCGCGTCCAGCAGATCGCGGGTCAGGAAATCCGCCGCATAGGCCGCCTGGAGCGCCGTTGACCACGTCGCCTGTTGCCGCCGGAACCGGGCCAGCAGATCGGCCGCCTTGAGCCCGGCCAGCCGCTCCAGCCGGCCCATGCCCCACTTCGCCTCGCTCTCCACCCGCGCCGCGTCCACCGCCTCGCCATAGGCCTGGAGCGTGACCGCATCCTCAGGACTCAGGGCCATGATCGCCTCCATCGTTCGCTGCTTTCGGGGGCCGCCCGGTGCGGGTCCGCGCCGCCCAGGCCGCCCGGTTCGCTTCCCGCCGCCGGCGCCGCGTGTCCTTCCGGTCCGGCTTGGGACTGGCCAAGGGCGGGTCTTCGCCCCGCTCCAGGGCCGCCAGCACCGCCTCAAGCTCTGCGATTTCCTGTCGCCATGCCGCCCACCGCTCCAGGTCGCGCGGCTCAGGTTTCCCGACATAGGCCATGCTGTTGCTCAGCTTTCGCTGGAGCTTGGCGATCCCCTTGCCCACGTTCAGCTTGCGCCACAGCCCGCCCTCGATGGCCTTCCGTTTCCAGGCCGCCACATCCGCCCGCCGCTTGGCTGCCTCGTTCCTGCGCCCGGTCATCGCCGGCCCCCCGGCCCTTGGCCTCCGGGACCGCCCAACCCCACCGCCGAGACGAAAGCGTTGGGCGAGGGGCGACGGGCGCAGCCCACGGAGCCCCCAAGCCCCGACGCCCAACGTCGTTCGGCCGGCGGCCCCGCGCGCCGGGTCGCCAAAGTCGCTGGTCGCCCTTTTCCCTCCTTCCCCCCTTTCCCCCGTAAGGGGGAAGGGGAAGGACCGCGCGCCCGCGTGAGGGAATCGCGAAAGCGTTCAAAATGCACCAACGCTTTCGACAACGATTGGGGGTAACCCCTTGGTTTCACGTGAAACATTGCTCGGACCCTAAGGTTACAATCTGCAACGATTTCGACCAACGCTTTCGACCAACGCTTTCAGCGCTTTTTGCGAGCGCTTTCGTTGATTTAGCTGGATTTTCTCATGCCACTTGCGAATGGCTTAGCTGGCCCTCCACCCGCGTTTTCCGGTGTTCCTGGATAGGTGGATTTGCCCGTCCTCGATCGCCTGTCGGATGGCCTCGCCGGCCACCGCCGGGCTCACCCCGCAGCCGTCGCAGAGCTGTTGCGCCAGCAGCCGGTGCAGGCTGCGCTCATGGCTTGGCCGGTCCATGTACGGGCGGCCGGCGTCCCAGGCGTAACCGACCTTGTCGCGCACGATCTCCACCAGGGCGCCGTCCCTGACCCGCCGCCGGTCGGCCTCGCTGACCGTCCCGAGCACCCCGTCCACCCACACCAGATTGACGGTCGTGTCCGGTCCGCTGGAGGCGTAGTTGGCCTTGCCCCGCGTCAGGGTGCGCGCGTCCGGCCCGCCCTCTTCCGGCTTGCTCAGGTACAGGCGCGAGCGGACCCCGTTCTCCCAGGCCAAGCTTCCGGCCAGCCCCAGCCCTTCCTTCTGGCCCATCACGGACGGATGGCCGAGCAGGAGGATCGTCAGGGTGCGGCCCCTGGCCTGTTGCACCAGGATCAGGCCGCCCAGCACGGTTTTCAGGAAGGTGTTGACCTTGATCGGGTCGCGCTCGTCGGCCGCGTACACGTCGCGGATCGTGTCCAGGATCAGCAGCTCGGGGTTCAGCGTCTCGATGGTCTGCTGGAGTCGTAGGTAGAAGGCGCCCAGCGTCGGCTTGTCGTGCCAGTAGCTCAGCAGCGTGTTGTCCAGGCCGTAGCGCGGCCACAGGTAGACGCCCTTGTACGGGTTGCCGATCACGTGGCCGGCGGCCTTGCGGATGGCGTCGTGCCGCCGGTGCAGCTCGTCCTCGCGGTCCTCGCAGAACACCGCCAGCACCGCCTTGCAGCGGGCGACCGGCATCCCCGCCCACTCGCCGCCGCCGACCGCCGTATAGGCCAGTTGTTGGGCCAGCAGGGTCTTGCCCAGGCCGCCCATGCCGTACAGCGAATTGACCTCGTCCCTGACGATCCACTCCTCCACCAGCCACTCGCGTTCCGGCGGCAGGCCGTGGAAGTCGCCTGCGTCGATCGGCTCCGACGTGTCAGGTTCGCCGAAGGTTTCCAGTGTCGAATCCGTGGCGGATGACGCATGTGACGCGCGCGCCGGTTCATCCTCTAAAGGGCGCTCGGGTTTCGGCTCGCCCGCCGCCTCCCTCACCTTCCCGTCCCATTGGCCCATCGCGTAGGCCCATTTCGTGCGCAGCTCGGAAATCCCCCGCCCCTCGCGCTCCAGCCCGTCCGCGTTCGTCTCGCCAGGGGCCAGCTCCAGGCGCGTCTTCGCCGCTTGCTCGTAGTGGGTCCACACCCGCTGGATTTCGGCTTCCTGGACGGCCTGGACGGGCGGGATCGGGCTTTCCCGGTACAGGTCCACCACCGCGCCCCAGACGTGGCGCAGCAGCATGTCCTCGCGCCCGTCCACCGTGCGGCCAAAGGCGTTGGTCGCCCCTTCCGCCGGCGCCGTGCGCTCCCGTGGCTGGCCGCCAGGCGCGCGGCCATGTTCCTCGCGCAGGGTGTCGATCTCGTCGCGCAGCCGCTCAGGCAGCTCCAGCAGCTCAACCTTCCACGGCTCGCCGCCGGGCAACCACTCGTAGGGCTTGCCGCTCGAATGGAACGACGGCGGGGTCATGATGAAACCGCCCTGGCCGCGCACGTCCACGCCTACCGGCGGCGCCTTGAAGGTCGGCGGCGTCCAGTCCCAATCGGGCGGCACGCGGAACAGCAGTTGCTCGCCGCCCCCGCCTGTCCGCTGGCGCCACGTCTTCGGCTCCTGGCCGTCGAACACTGCCCGCTTGACCCGCTCCCACCATTCGGCCGCGCCGGGCTTGTACAGGTCCAGGTCGATGGCCACGATCCCGCCCGAGGCCTTGCCCAGGATCAGGCCCATGTTGTTGCGGCGCCGGTGCTCGCCCGTCTCGGGGTGGAACCACCGGTTGAACACCGCGTCGTTGGCCAGGGCCTCGCGGAACTCCAGCCACTCGCCGAAGGGCCGTTTCCACTGATCGCCCTCGCCCGGCTTGTGCGCCGGCACCACCTGGAGCCCGAGCGAACGGTACATGGCCGCCCACTGTGACGGGCCTGACCAATCGCCATCGAAGGTGTCGAGCATCGGCAACGCTGGCCCTCAGAAAAACAGGCCGGGAGTCGCCCCCCGGCCTAGTCGCCACGCACCTTAGAAATCGTCCTCGATCGACGCCGGCGCCGCCGCCTTGGTCTCCACCTCGGGTTCGTCCTTGCCGTTGGCCTTGGACTCGGCCGGCGGCTTCTGGCCAGGGGCCAGCAGCTCAGGCGGCCGGGCCGCCCAGCCGACGATCTTCCACACCGGCTGGTAGTTCTGGCTGCTGACCGGCTTGCCGTCCTGGCCCTTGCCTGTGGTGATGATCGGGGTCGTCTTGTCGAGCTGCACCACCGGCAGCTTGCCGGCGTTGTCCTTCACCCCCTTGAGGTAGGCGTCATGCAAGTCGTCCATCCCGTTGATGGAGGCCTGAGCATTGGCCGCCATTTCCCGGATGTCGCCGCCGGCCTGCTTGCCCAGCTTCATATGCACCCGGAACCCTGGCCGATGCTTGTCGCTCGGCTTGGGCGGCAGCGGCTTGCCGTAGGGCGCCACCTCGATCTCAGGGGCGCCGTTAGTCGGGAAGTAGAGCCAGCCCAGCTCGATATGCTCCAGGTCCATCACCGCCTGGAAAACCGGGGTGATCTCCACCGTGTTGGTGTCCCACGACCCATCGGCCTGGGTCCGGTCAACGCGGAACAGGCGCCCGGCGCGGGCGTCGTACTTGACGATCGGCGTCCGGTCTTCACCGGAGCCTCTTTGCGGAAGATTCAAAGCCATAGCGTCACATCCTCACGTCACACGTCGCCGCCGTCAGGGAGGCGGCCCCCCTCACACTTCATCGTTCCATTCAGCCCGAAGGTGTTTGATGTGGCGGCCCACCGCCTCAGCAGACATTTTCAAGGCATCGGCACATTCAATATTGGTCGCGCCAAGATGGCTCAACATGTATTCACGCACGCGCTCGCGGTTTTCATAGCCGGTCAACTTGCCAGGACCAGCTTTCCACAACCCGCTAACCTCGCGCATTACATTCATGCCGGTCCCTCAAAAATCATACCGATCCAGTAGGATTTGCCCGATGTCCTCGGACCTCAACTCCTCGCGCCGGCGCTCGATCAGATCGGCGATCGGCTCATGCCACTTGATCGGAACATTCAGCTCGTTGTCGCGCAGCCATTGCTCGACTTCGTCCAGCATCGCCGGGAAAAGCGCGCCGTCGATGCGGTCCTGGATGTCGGCCCACAGGTCGGTTTTCTTGGCCGCGTAGGACGAGACGGGGGACAAGGCTTTCAGCAGCGCGCCCATGACTCATGGCGCCTCCAGATCGCGGCGTAGGTAATTGACGATGTCCTGCATCAACCGGATTTCCCGGTTGGCAGTATTCTCATCCATGTTTTGGCGGGCGATCTGCTTCGGATAGACCCACCGCCGCAGGGCCAATTCGCGCTCTGCGCACCTGAGCATTTCTCGCAGGCGCACCCCCTCAGACATCGCCAGCCAGCTCCAGCATGTGCTGGCCAAGCGGCGTCAGCACCTCATGGCCGACGTACCGCCAGCCCTCGCGCCATGCCGCCTCCGCGCTCCCCAGCTCGCGCAGCACCTCGCCGAACGACCGGCGCTCGCCGTCCCGCTCCATCCCCCATTCTGTCCAGCCCAGGCGCCGGCAATCAGATCGCGCCCGCCCTTTGCGATGGGTGAAATCGCCGTCCCGCACCTTCTCCAGCCACACCTTCCGCGCCTCGGTCATGCCGTAGGTGATCCGCCGTCCAGCGTTGTTTGGCAGGGCTTTCCGCTCTGGCAGCTCAGGACGCATGGGCCTCGTCCACGCTGATCTCGTCCGGCGCCGGGGCGGCCCCGTGGGCGGCCAGGAACTGGCGCCGGCCATAGGCGGCGATCAGGCAGGCGTCGCAGCGGCCATGATCCTTCTTCGCCGGCCAGCGCCGCACGTCGCCGGGCCAGCGCGCCGAGGCCGCCTTGCGGCTTTCGTCCTTGTCGCCGGTGACGCCCATGACCCGCTTCCACAGGGCCGGCGCCACGCCTTGCAGGCTGATGAGGTTGGCGCAGACCACGCCGC